GCGCGGTTGGTGTTCACCGCGACTTCAGCGTCGCGCAGCTCGATGGCCTGCTTGTTCAGGTCGTTGAACTCGGCCTGCGCGAGGATGGCGCGCTTCAGCTGCGGAGTGATGCCCTTCAGCCGGCCGGACTGGATCTCGAGCAGAGCCTTCTCGTAGGTCGTGAGCTGCAGCGTCGCCTCGCCCTGCTTCTGCAGCGTCTCGAGGTACTTCTCCGCCTCGCTTTGCGTGGTGGTGCCCTTGGGCGGCTTCACCGCGCCGTCGAACTGCAGCTGGGGACGACGACCGAGGCGCGCGCTCTCGGCCGCGCTCTGGTTGGGATCAGGAGCCGATGCGCGGGCCGCCTCAGCGCGGAGCCGCGCCAGCCGCTGGGAGAACAGCTCCGGGTTCAGGATCCGCGCGATGTCATTCCGCGCCTCCTCGGCGATCGTCCGGGCCTGCCCGAACTCGCCGTCCAGCACCGCGCTCACGATCGCCGCGTTGGCGCCGAAGCCGACGCCGATTGACTGCACCAGGCTGACCACGCCCTGCGCAATGTCTGCGACGAACGCCAGGACGTCGGCCGCGCCGCGAGCGAACTGAGCGACCGAGCTGTCGCCGGCCAGCTTCTTTCCGGCTGCGTCGACGCCGACCAGCTCGCGCACGATGTCGGACGTCACCGCCGTGAGGTCGTTCAGGGAGGGCAGGATGTCCGTGACCGCCACCTGCGCGTAGGCCTGCAGCGTGCCGGTCAGCTTCGATTGGCGATCCGCGAAAGCGTCGGCCAGCTCGATCTGCTGCTGCGTGAGGATGACCTGCCGCCCGCCCTGTTCCTCCAGAGCCTTGAACACCCGGAGCTGCTCGGCTCCGGCCTTGCCGAACAGCGCGATCGCCACCGCGGACTTCTCGGGCCCGTCGGCGAAGCCGGCAAAGGCCTTGGCCAGCGCGTCGATACGCTGCACAGGATCCAGGCGCTTGAACTCCTCGATCGGGATTCCCAGAGCCGCCAGGGCCGCGCCGGCAGCCTTGGACTCGTCGTCCACGCCCGACAGGTTCTTCGTGAGCTTGAGCGCCGACGCGGCGATCGACTCGATCGGCACGCCGGCAGTGGCAGCCGCAACGGAGAGCGAGGCGATGCTTTCGGCGCTGGCGCCGACCTCCTCCTCCAGGTCCTTGAACTTGGCCGCCCCCTGCAGCAGCGCGTCGAACGAGAGCGCCACGCCGGCGGCAGCCAGCGCGCCCACGAGCTGGTTCTTCAGCGACGCCGCCGTGCCGGCAACGTCCTTCTGAAACTCCTTGAGTTGCTTCTGGGCACGCTTCGTGTCGGTCACGAAGCTGCCCGTCCGCATCAGGAGGTCGATGATGATCGAGCCAGCTGACATGCTTTACCCCCTACCCGGTGGCTTCATGCCGAAAGCCCGGAACGTCGCCAGATCGGCCTCAGTGTAGGCCCCATCGCCAGCGGCAGGCTCCGGAGCCAGCCAGGCGAGCCGCGTGTCAAGCACATCGGCGCCACCACCGCCCGCTGCACAGTGAGCGACCAGCGCGGCCGGTCGGTGGTACCGGTGCAGGTCATCGAACGGGAACAGCCGGTGGTACTCGCGCCAGGCGATGAACTCCTGGCGCGACATCGCCGCCTTCAGCTCTTGGACCGTGCGCCCCCCGAGCGCGAGCGCGAGCGTGTGCCAGAACCAGCGCTCGCCCCTGGTCCCGAGGCTTTTCCCGTCTCTTCGACCTTGGCCGCACCGTAGGTGTTGACCTCGAGCAGCGCGGCGAACAGAGCGCGGAACACCGGGCGCTTGAGCATCACCACGCGCTCGTAGGAGAGCGCCGGCTTGCCGTTCGGCTCGCACAGGCCCTTGCACAGCAGGCGCGCCGCGGCGGCGCCGGCGACCTCCGGATCCGCGGAGTTGACCTGCAGCGCGTAGGTCTCGAAGTCGGTGTTGGGCAGGTGACGGAAGTACATCACGTGCTCGGAGCCGTCGGCCAGACGAACCTTCTTCTCCTCCAGCTCCGGAGGAACGAACCAGGACTCGTCCATGATCAGGCCGGCACGTAGGCGTTGAACACCACGTTGCCAGAGCGCTGCACGGTCATGGTGCCGCGCACGATCTCGTTGTTGGCGATGTCGATGTTCACATCGGCGATATAGCCCTGGAACTGGAACGACGAGCGCGTGCCCGGCGCGGTGATCACGCCGTCGCTGTCGACGGTCGGCTGCTCCGTGCTCTCGGACAGGCAGGCGATCCACTCGAGCACCTCGCCGGTGCGCTTGAATTCGAACAGCACCTGATGCGAGAAGTCGCGCGGAATCAGGTTGAAGGGGATGGTCACCACGCCCGGGTTGCCCAGGCCGCCGGCGTACTCCTTGTCGCCGATGGTGTCGAGGCAGGTGGTCTCGATCTGGTCCTTTGCGCCGCCGAGGCCCTGCACGCCGGTCGGGCACGCCAGCTTGATCAGGTCCGGCTGCGAGGCGGAGACGGTGTTGTCCACGAAGAACACCTCGGTGCCCTGCGTGCGAACGGTTCCGGTGGTCATGATGACGGCCTTTCGAGGTTGCGCCCGCGCGGCGGCGAGCAGGTGGGGATCGGACGGCTGCTCACGCTTCGCGCGGCAGCCAGTAGTCGAAGTCCATGCTGATCCGGTAGAGGCGAGTATCCATGTCCCGAGCCAGCCCGCGCAAGGCGGTCATGTGGCAGTCGGTCTCCAGCCGGTCGCGGATCGCCTGCGCCGCGGTGACGCACTCCGCGTCGCCCCGAGCGTAGACGTCTAGCTGCAGGCCTACCCGATCATGCCCGGGCAGCCCGGAGAGCTGGTTCTCCGGCACGCTCGAGATGATCAGCCAGGTGGCATACGGCTTGACCTCCGGCACGTTGCCGCCGGCCTTGGGTGGAGGGAGCTGCGGCGCCTCGCCATGCCGGTACACCCGCGGCCGGGCCCCGAAGATGGAGCGCACGGTCGCGGAGTCCTGCAGGGTGGTGAAGATGGGAGGGAACATCAGCGAGCTCCATTCTGCCGCGCGAGACGGGTCACGACCCGGTCGACGGAGCGGATGAGCTCCGACTCGACCGTCTGGATGGCGCTCACAGCCTTGGCGGCGAAGGCCGGACGGAGCCAGGGTTCGGCCGGCTGCTTCTCCGAACCGTACTCCAGCAGGTTGGCGGTCTGCAGGGTGGTGGTGGCCGGGCCAGGACGCTGATACGTGAGCCGCTTCACCCGCACGAGGTAGCGCTCGCCGTTGCCGCCCGTCGGCGCCTTGCCGCGGGTGGCCACGAGCGACGAGAGCAGAAGCCCGGTGTTCTCCTGGTCGTCGGTGCTGAGGTTGTCGGTGGCGCGCGCCAGATTCAGCGCCGCCTCGCGCAGCAGCACCAGCGCGCCACGCTTGAGAGCCAGCTTCACCGGGCCGCCAGCCTTGCTGACCACCTCGGGCGGCAGCTGCTCGAGGGTTCGAAGGACGCCGTCTAGCCCGGTGAGAGAGACGGTGCCGGAGAGCTCGGCCATGCGTATCTCCTGAACGCGAAGGACAGGATGTTCTCACGACCGGCCTGCGTCTCGAAGTCGCACACCTCGAGCAGCCTGAAACCGTGCCAGGCCATCCACTCGACCAGGCCCCGCTCGGTCCAGTAGTACAGGTGCTCGCCGGGCCGGTAGTGCTTCGATTCGCGGATGCGATCGAGCGACGGCATGATCGGCATCGACAGGAAGACGAACGAGTGCAGGTAGGCGTGCCGCAGGTAGGTCTCCGGCTCGGGCACGTGCTCGAGCACATCCCAGAAGGTGAATGCGCCGAACGAGTCCAGGTCGCTGGCCCAGCGACCGCTTTCCTTGAGCCACTGCACCGCCGCCGGGTTGACGTCCACGCCGAACGTGTAGGGACGCCGGCGGATGAACTCGCCGGAGCCCACGCCGACATCGCACACCCGCCCGGGCCCGAAGTGCCGCGCCACCAGAGCGATCCGGCCGGCGTTGATGCGCTCGGCGATTTCCTGTCCCTCGTAGCCGCGACACTTCTCGAAGTAGGCCTCGCCATAGTCGACCAGCTGCGACTGGTCGATCTGGTAGGCCACGCCGTGCTCGTGGCACAGCGCGAGGTCGCCGTCGGCTACGGCAGGGAACGCCGCGATGAATCGGTCCATAGCGCGAAGATATCCCGGAGCTCGAGCTCGTGCCGCGGCAGCGACATCACGAAGTTGTACACGTGGTCCAGCTCGGGCCTGCCGCGCGAGTCGACGTCGTGAAAGAGCACGCGCCCGCAGCGCCGGACCAGCTCGAAGTCGTCGCGCACCCGCTCGTCATGCGCGCCGTCCACGAAGGCGAAGTCGAACTCCAGCGACCGGATCAGCTCGGCCTTCTCCGCGTCGTCGTCCACCAGGTGGAGCTCGACGTTGTGCACGCCGAGCGAGCGCCAGAACGCGTGCCGGTCCCATTCCTCGCCGAGCTGCTCCATGCGGCCATGCCGGAGGTCGATGGTGATGACGCGGTCCACGAACTGCGAGATCTCGGCCGCGCCGACGCCGCGGTAGGTGCCGATCTCCAGCGCCGTGCGGACGCCCCGCCCTTCCAGGAAGTGCTGCATCACGCCGGCGCCCTCGCGGATGCTCAGGATGGAGCGCTTCAGCGCGTGCCGGCCGTGCAGCGCGACGATTCGATCGTGCATCGCGCTCATGCTGCCGGCTCCTGGTGACGCGTGCCCTTGAAGCCCACCACGGCGAACGACCACGCGAGGTCGCGCTCGCTGGCCAGGACGTCGCAGAACCCGAGGTCGTAGAGGATCCGCTTCATGTCGCCGGGACGCCACGAGTGCAGGTGCTTACGGCAGTTCTGCGGCTGCCAGTATTCCATGTCCGGGTGCGGCAGGTACAGAAAGAGCACGCCACCCGGCCGGAGCCGCTCGCGCCAGTGCTCGAGCGCACCGATCGGATCGCGCAGGTGCTCGAGGCAGTGGCTGGAGAAGACGTAGTCGAAGGGACCCGGCGGCAGCTCCATCGCGGAGTACTCGGGCCCGACATCGACCGGCAGCGCACCAGGGAATGGCCACTTGCCCGGTCCGACATCGACACCGGAGCCGGTGCAGAACTGCTGCGCGAACGGGGTGATGAACCGGCATGCATTGCCGTTGCGGATGTACTCCGGGTAGAGCTTGCCGCGGTAGTTGAAGATCATTGTCGCTTCCTCCAGAGGGCCAGGCCCACGCCGCCATAGACCACCTCGTCCGGCGGCAGCGAGCGCACCAGGTTGTAGACGGGTGGCTGCATGGGAAGGCACTCCTGGAACAGCACGCGCCCGCACGGCTGCGCGAGGCGCCAGTCGAGGTCGGTGTCATCGGCGTGGTTGCCGTCCAGGTACGCGAAGTCGAAGTCGAGCTGGCCGATCACCTGCGCCTTGTGCCGGTTGTCGACAAGGTCCACGAACTCCACGTTCTTGATGCCCAGGTGCGCGAGGATCTCGTGGCGCACCGGGTTGTGGAAGATATCCATGCTGACCACGCGCCGGAAGAAGCGCGAGAGCACCACCGCGGTGATGCCATTCCAGGTGCCGATCTCCAGGCAGGTGTCGCCCGACACCTCGCAAGTCTGCAGGAAGCGCTTCAGCTCGTGGAAGACGCTCGATCGACGGAACACCTCGCCGCCAAAGCGTTGATGGATGGCCAGCAGGTCCGGATCGGTGAGGATGATCTGCACCATGCGCCCGACGCGCTTCTCGGTCTCTTGGGTCCACTCGATCATGTCTGCAGCAGGCCGGCGAGCCGGCGGTCGAAGGTGATGGAAGGGGATCGGTTTGCGGCGAGCCAGGCCCGCTCGGCGTCCGGCACGTGGCCGATTGGATCATCAGAGGCGCCGGCGCGCCACCGCTCGTTGACGTTGTGCACGCCGCTCGAGAAGAAGTCGAACCCGGTCAGGTAGATCGAGGCCGGCTGGAACGAGAGCACCGCCAGGATGGCGGAGAAGCCGGTGGTGGGCACGTGGCGGCCCAGGAGATCGAAGCCCTCGAGGAACTCCTGCAGGTCGGGCACGTAGGTGTCGCAGAACCACCAGTCGGAGCGCAGCTGGTAGATCCAGCGGAAGTCGACGCCGTGCGGCTTCTTGTTCCGGACGTGCCACTCGGACTCGATCGCTGCCGCGTTCGGGCACTTCGCCATGCACAGCCGCACGCCGTCTCGCTTCAGGTCAGCGGCCGGCTTCTTGATGGCGTTCCCGAAGTAGGAGTAGTAGACGTCCGTGCGCTGGCCAGCCGCCGGCGAGAGCTTGTAGTTGTTCACCCGCACGACCACCTCGTGCGAGTCGATTAGGCCCGGAGGGTTCTCGAGCACGCCGGGCCCGGAGCCGACGATGGCGACTCTCCGACCGGCGAACACCGGCAGGACTTCAGCCCGGGAGACGAAGCGCATCGCAGAACCTCTCGGTGGCAGCCTGCAGCTCGGCCGGCGTGCAGTTGTCGACCACGTGCAGGGAGCTCTCGCGCTGCAGGATCTTGGCTGGGGTGATCTGGCGGACGAACCCGGTGCTCGAGCGCAAGCCACGGCGCGACCAGACCAGCAGCGCCGGCTTCAGCAGCGCCTCGGCCAGCGGCACCATGAAAGAGACGTACCCGAGCATGCCGCTGCTGACAGACGCGACGTCCATGAGCTGCCGGATCGTGGTCTGGTCCCGGAGGTCGACGTCGATGCCGCGGAAGTTGAACAGCGGTCGACCAGCGCCGATCTGCACCAGCAGCACGCGCCCGCGCAGCAGGTCGATCGCTTCCTGGATGCGACGGCAGTCCGGCAGTAGCTCGTGACCGATGCCGTCAGTGCGGCCCATCGGCGCGCGGGGGAGCTGCACCAGCACGATCGGCAACCCGCGCTCGAGCAGCCGGCCGGTCAGATCGGAGTCGGTCACGGTCCAGTCCAGCCGCAGGTCGACGGTGGTGGGAAGCCCGGCCTGGATGCAGACGTCCTCGAACTGCCGTGTGCGCCAATTCCGGCGGCGCGAGTAGTGCGCCAGGACGTCGATGCCGCTGCGCCGGAACGGCGAGAGCATCACGCGATCCGCGTAGGCGTCGAAGATCTCCGGCCACGGCGTGCACACCTCGAGGCGCTCGCCGGCGGCGACCAGATGCCGCACCACCGCGGCCAGGTAGATGGCATCGCCAATGCCCTTACCGCCCCGGATCGACCTCACACCAGCACTCCGCCCTCACGCTCGACCGGCGGCAGTGCCGGGCCGATTTCGCGCAGCACCTCCTCGAGTGGCTGCCGCCGGAACATGTCGAGCGCCGTGCGCCGGCTGCAGTTGATCACGCCGCACCGAGCAGCGTCGGCCTGCCGCTTGACCCGCGTGAACTGCAGCGGCCAGCGCGCGATCGACAGGCAGTTCCCGAGGCCCGGCGGATGGTCGCCATGCCAGTGACGCCGGCCGTCCGGCGCAAAGGTGCAGTCGAACCCGAGCAGCACCACGCGATGCGCGCCGGCAGACACCGCGAGCGAGATCGCGCAGCTGCCACTGTTGCCTGAGCCGCGGAACCAGCTCGAAGCGTGCAGGGACTCGACGCCCACGTTGGCCGCCAG